GGAGGTCGTTCTTGCATATTATAATTTGAAATTCTTGCGCCACTACATCGGTAATGGTGTTGACTATCTCAAACTCTTTTAATTCTAGCGAGTTTATTTTTGCTGAATTTCTACTGACCCTGGAGGAAGAGCTAGATATATCTTGCTGTGAATCCTCAATAGCGTCATTAGCACCACCTATGCGCCTGTAAATCTGAAATAAAATAATATTCTGTTGCTCAATAAACGACCTAACTTCCCTGTCTTTTAAGAAGGTTTGTGGTAGTTTTAGCTGTGGTGGTGGATTAACATTAACGCCCATTACTTACCCGCCCGTCTAAGGTCGATGGTGGCTGAATATATTGAATAGTTAACAGGGTCTGTTGTTGATACTCTAAATATACGCTCGTAAAAACTACCTAAATTAAACCACTCGACCTGCAATGTAAATTCGCCTAACCTGCCAACTCTAGGCCATGAGCCGCCATTCCATGAATTACCGCCATCGTCAGAATACTCGATCATTATGCGCGGGTTATCACCTTGCCCCGCTATCAAGCCAACGCCTGACTCCATTATAATCTTGAGGCATGACATTTGTATGCGCTTACCTTTTGCGCCAACTAAATCACCGTTGACAGATTGGGTTACCCTAACTCTCTGTAATGGATCACTGTTATTGGTGTAAGTATCAAAATCTAATACGTATACATTACCATTGTCAGCATCGGCAACAATATTCTTGCCGTATGCGTTGATTATTGTCTGGCCTTGGTATCTTGACGACTCTAGCGGGCTGTTAACCCCGCATGATAATTCAAACCACCCGTTAGCACCTAAACTTTCATTCATAACAAAGGTTTTATTTCCGCTAGGGAATGTGATCATATAGAAGTTTTGACCCTCCAATGTAAAGGTGTTGCCTATAGCATCACTAACGCCTATGTATTTTTGGAGTTCATTGGAAATAGCGTCCGTGCTAACCCTCTCCTCATTGCCACCGCTTGCGCGATATATAGCAAAATCATCACCCAACCAGTAAAACGCCTGATCAGTGCTGGCGACAGAGTTAATAGCGCCTAGCCCTACAGTAAATATTCTGCCTTGCAACCTTTCGATAGGTGGAGACCCCACCCCTGAGTTATACCAACCAACTATTGAACGAACACCGCACCGATAAATGATTTCATCATAAACAAAGTCGCGAACCAAATCGTCTGGCAGCGTTTCTTCGCCAATTATATTTAATCCGCTAGCTGCTGATCCATCACCAACGTTTGATACTGTGGAGAATCTATCAAACGTATAAATAAATTGGTTATTGAAAAAATCAACAGACTTAGCACCCGTTATATTTACATCAGTAACTTGCGTCACTTGATCGGTATCATTTGAAAACCTCCATACTTTAAGGTCAGCAACGATAAACATATTAATACCATCGTCTGCCATTATTGCGCGACCAGTGCCCGGTATAGTGCCTTTTAATGTGTGAACGCCTAGCTTATCTATAACATAAAGACTTGTGCCTTTAACTTGATATAGAACCTCTGCCATCCTGTGAAAGCCGCGATCTTTACCCGCCTCACCACCTAGTAACTTTAAACCGGGGAACGGTAACAATACAAATGGGTCTTTGCCTTTTTCGTCAAACTGCTGATACCAGTTTTGAGTAACTTGGCTTGATAGCGGTCTTGATCTTGATTGGTAGGATGGACCCGTAATTTGTACGGGGATTGTTTGGAATGCCATTTAGACCACCATACCCTGAATCGACATTGATGGAGCAGGACCATAACGCCCTTTTTTATCCGCTTTGTTAGCGCCTTTTATGGAACTGATAAACATTTGTGTATATTTAATCTGTTGCTCTGTATCTAGTGAGTAGCTAAATAAGGCAGATAATGCACCAAACAAGTAAATACTCGGGTGCTTTGCTAATATCTCATTAGTAAGGTTTGTATCGCTTAATGGCGTTGCTTTTCTGTAATACTGAACTTCTAGCGTGTATTCACTATCAGGCGTTCTATCAAACTGTATTTGATTGCCTATAATGGTGAAAAAATTAGGTCGTCCACCTGAAACATCTTTACGCATTTGCTGTGGTGCCTGAAACTTTAAATGCCCGCCATTGTCACCGGTAATCAATCGAACACTACGCGCTGATTCGAAATCACCAGGTAAGTCTACATACTGACCAGTTGTTAATGAAGTAGTGATTGTTTCCATACTTCTAACGTTTAATACTTCTTGGTCATTAGAATACATCGCATTTTCAGCAAGTGTAATAAAATCAGGGATCTTTGTGCCTAAGTCAGCACGATGCGACCAGTCAACAATTTCTTTCTGTAACTCATCGTAATCTGAAAAAGCCATTATACTCGCCCTTGTTTGGTTCTTATTCCTGACCACTCAGAAGAATTAATCTTTGCAATTAAAAAAGCTCGATTATCTGACGCTAATGGGTCGCAGTTATGATACCCAGCTATTTTCATTTCTTCCCGCCATTGATCAACAACAATTAATGGTATAGATGCCACTTTGTGCATATCGCCTTTCCAGTTACCATCAACCTGTGAGGCCATTTCTTGACGGTTAGCACCAAGAATTGCGCGGGTATCTTGTGAGCGTTGAATGATAGTATTACCCTTATCATTCTTGCCTATATGCTCGATAATTCCGCTAAATCTATCTACATCAAATAACTGTTTAGACATATTAAATAGCCTTATTATTTTTAAACTTTTCCGCTTGATCATCCGTACAAGTAAATGTACAGCCTTTTTTAATCTGCTTGTTATTGTTAAGCGCTAGATTTTTAAGGGCTACGTATTTTTTGGCAACGGGTTTTTTTGCTGCCGGTTTTGTTTCTTCAGTCATTTTAAATACTCCAAAAATTAAAAGGGGCTTCCTTGCCCCTAATCAATACTAAGCCGTTGTGTTGTCGGCAATGATACCTGACGCGGCTTCATTTTTACTTTCTAACGTGTATTCAGATAACAATTGAACACGATCAGAATCACCGTTTTTAGCTAGTGGCGTTTCTTGAAAGCTAGCAAGGCTAGACATACACCATTTGTCCATCTCAAGCACAAGAACTGATTCTTGAACCATGAAGCGGTTAGGTACTACAGCCAACGAGCCAAAATCGCTAACATAAATGTCAATAGCTGTGTTTACTCGGCTAGCATCACCATTCACGGTACGCTGTGCGGGGCCTGAAGCACCACCACCAACAAAAGCAGATAACGCCTGCTTGTTGAATGAGCCGGCCATGATCATATCAGGGTTACCACCTTCATCCCAACATGAAGAAAGCACAGCCTTAAGGTTGGCCTCATCAAATCCACGAGGTGTACCAGCGCCACGAGTGTCAGTACCGTCACCAGTTGGAGCTGTACCAGCAGCACCCAAGTTAGTGTTGGTAGATAACCAAGACTCAACACCAGCACATTCACGAGCTAATACTTCTGAACCAGCTACTTTGGCTTTATTCGATAGCAAGATTTTCTCTTGATCACGTTTAAGCTCCTTTGCCATCTTCATTACTTGGTAATCCATCTCATCACCACGACCTGCCGAATCAATCTGGCGCTGTGTGCGTGATACTTGAGGCGTTTTACTAGAAATTTGAGTGTAGTTACCCAAACGTACAGTAGGTGTTGAGACAGTAGTTGTAGCATCTGCCCCTTCAATCTGTGCGTTATTACTTGCAGCCGATAACGAATCTGTTTGCCATTCGTGATTGGTAGCAGTTGCGGTATTTTTAGTAATACCTGATACAAACGGGGTGTCCATTGGGCTAATATCATAAATCATATTAGCTAGATCTTCACGGTTACCAATTGCGTCATAAGTCGAAAATACGTCAGCCATGGGAGGCTCCTTTTATTTAGTTAGTTGTCGTTTAAGTTGTCGTAATTTAACAAAATCTACTTCATTTCCAGTGGCGCGAACTCTTTTCTCTAGCGCTGCAATATCGGAAGTGATATTTGATTTCGTTTGTGCTTTTGGCCTTGTGCTTACCGGTGCTTTTCTAACTTTCTTCTCTATTGCTGCGTTGCTCCCCTTCATAGCTTCGTACTTAGCCGCATTTATCAGCGCTTGTAAGTGGTGGGCAGAAGTTAAACCGCTTAATTCATCGTTAGAATAGCCATTTTTTAAAGCATAGGCCTGAGTTAACGCCATATCATCAGTGAACGCCTTAGTCTGCTTACCATTATCCGTCCAAGACGGGTTGGCTTGCCACAACTTATTCTGTTCAGCTTGCACATCAACAGTAGATGCCGCGAAGCCTTTTGATGAGTCCAGCAACTCTTTGCGCTTTGCTTGCTTCTCTTGATAGCCTAAGAGTTTTTCCGGTTCGTACTCTCGCCATTCTGCTAGCTCTTCAGCGCTTGGCGTGTCCTCATTGATAATCGCGTTTAGTTGTGCGAGCTTACCATCAAGTTCAGTTGCCTTTGCGTTAAAATCACCTTGCTTAGCTTCAAAAGCTTTCACTTCATCAGCATGCGCTTGCGTCTTGCGAGTATAATCAGATTGCCTAAGGTTGCCTTGCTCCCATTCTTCAACATCACGAAGATTTATTTCACGCCCCTTGTACTCAACGTAAAGATCTTCATCAGAATCAGTCTGCTCTGCTTGGCCTTCCTCATTCGCTTCTGAATCTTCAGTCTCCGATGTAACTTCTTCATTAGCTTGCGCCTCTGGTTCATTTACATCTTGAACTGGTGTGTCTTGCGACAATTCAACGACTTCCGTATTTTCAGGCTGCTCAACTGGTGAGTCCGTAGATTTAGAGTCGATACGGGATTTTAAAGCGTCACCTTCGCTTATACTTGGGTTAAATTGAAACATTTTCTGTCAGTCCTCATGGGTTATTGACGGTTAAATTCTATTTTGCGCCTGCTTATCATGCTCTAATAAACTAAGCGTGTCCTGTGCCTTTGCGCCTTGCTTTACTATGCTTTCAAATCTACCTTGAAATTGCTTCATCAGTTGCATGCGTTGCCATAACTCATGGCGCTGGTCTGCTTCTGCTAACTTTGTATCGTTAAAGCTTTCGAACATAGCCGCTTGCATTGCGGTTATAGCTTCAGTATACAACGGATTAGATAATAATTCACTAGCTCTTTGAGCGCGACTAATATCTGCTATTGCTTCGTTTGTTTCTTGCTGTGGTGATTTCATTAGACTACCGCTCCTGGTACGTCAGTGCTGTATTTCAACTCTAGCTCGGTTAGTTTTAGCGCCAGCTCTTCATTTTGCTTTTTAATATCAAGCATCAACTGTGCCTGCGCTTGATTGTCGCTTGACTCCAACTTAGCAGCATCTAAAGAAAGCTTACCTTGTGCAATAGCAATATCACCTTCACGCTTAATCTGCTCTGCTTCTGCTAACGGGTTTTGCATAGCTTGCGCTTGCTCTTGAAGCTGTAGCACCATTTGATTTAGTTGCTCGTTTTCAGCCTTAAGTAATTCATCCGGCTCTTCAGGGTTGTTAAATAACCGCTCTGATTGATTAAGACCTATACCATCCATCAAGCCGGTTAAGTTTCGGTAAATACTGCCTTCATCAACAAGTTGTGAACCTGCCATTTTTAACTGTTGCTGAATCTGATAGATACCTTGACGAGCTTCAATTAGGTTTTCATTATCGCCAGCACCCAAGCCCACATTACTTTCTACATAGTGGCTGTACTTCCATGATTTAGGGTTAACGGTTAACGCTTTGCCCAATACTCTAAATTCTGTCTCAGTGTTTTGGTAGCGAGATACTAACCAAGCAATGCCCTCGTACAATTTACGAAAGCCAGTTTCAGCATAGTTACGCGCTATCAATTCAATCTTAGCCGAACCTGCGTCTTGTATACCATTAAATCTGGTTGCTGTTTCTTTTTCTAACGCGTCAGCATTTAAACCTTGTGAAGCTAATAAAGTACCTGACGTTTGCGCTCTTGCTTGGTCAACGTATTGGATAACCTGTAAAGTTCTATCGCCGATATAAGGTATCTGTAAAGGGAATACAGCTTGACCCGGTAATACTGTTGAATCTTCATCTAAACGAACAATACCATTCGTGCGAACGGTCAGCATATCATCTAAATCAACGTCATTATGAACAACATTGCGAGGGTTATTAACCATGTAAATATTATCGTTCATACCGCGAACTAAAGCGGTTTTCTGTAGTTGTGTTTGGTAGGTTATTTCCGCACGACTACGACCAATAGCTTTATGAGGCATTAATACAGCGGACAATGAAGCGTAAGGTACGTGATTAAAGTACTCGTTAACTAAGACTTCATTACCTGAAATCATTATATGCCTACGCTCTGCAATACCATCGCCATCAAAATCAATCTTGATGTATAAGTCTGATATTTCTACATACTCACTAGCCCACTCTGAAATAGTACTGTCAATAGATGAACCGCCTTGGTCTTTATTTCGCACTGCTCTGATATTCGACTCTTGAACCGCTTTATCTGAAACAGTTGGCAATCTACTAATTAAATCTTTGTCGAAGCCATCAGCTAACAACTCACTACGAGTTTTACGCACTCTATCGCCTACCATTTCAGCAGACTCTAATGAAGTGGCATTGCGTGTAATTAGGAATGATTCGGGCGGGATGTTTATTATACAAACTTTTTGTTTTTCAGTAGTGACGCGGAATTTAATATCAAAGGTTTGCGTTTCTTCAAACTCTTCTTGTTCAACAACATCAACTTTAACTTTGTCAACGGTCGAGCCTACCAAGCTATCACGGATAGCGGATAACTCTTGTGAGTCAACACCTGTATATTCTACAACTTCAACTTCTTTTGATTCTTCGATAAAGTATTTAACCGCCCCGTTCTTTTGAATCTCAGCGTCTTTAAGCCAGTTGTGCAATACTTGAAAGCTTTCAGGTTGGTTACGTACAATCCAGTTAACGTACTTAGTTTTTTCTTCTGCCTCTGCAATTTCAATAGGCTTATCGGTATTAGGCTGGAAGGTAATTATATCGCCTGAACCTAAAAAGACGCGAGCCAACGATGGCATATCAGCCTCAACCACATCAGCAATATCAGTTGACACTACGCTTGATTGATTAGGTATAGATGAAAATTCACCCGTTTTATCACCAAGATATGCGGATAAATACTTTTCATTATCACGCATTAAATCGCCTGAAAATACAACCGCCTGTCTCTCGGCTTCACTTACTAGACTTAATAGTTCATTTTCAGACATTTTCATTATGTTAATCCTGTGTTTCAATTGATTT